ATCTTGCGTAGGTAGGTGTTGCCAAACAATTTATAATCTTGTATGACCCAGCCCCAAAATAAGCTGCCCATAATCATTGGATCAGGTTGAGCCATGAGCTGTAGCACCGGGTGGTCTTCTACCGGCTCCGCTTGCTGGCTGTCTACCGGTCGGTAGTACTTTGGTGTGGCTTGGGGATAGTTCCTTACGTACCAGTCAATGGCAGATGCCACGATGCCGTTCAAGCCAAGGTCACCGGCTATGCGTGACCAGTCTTTGGTTGATCCGGGCAATGCACGGCGTAGCAAGTTCTGCAGCTGACCTGAGCCATACCCGGTTAGGTAAATGTCCCGTGACTGGCTCAATGGTAACGGCAATGCTTGTGTCGGGTTGGCTACGGCTTTACGTCCTAGGAAGCGGTCAAATATACCCATGCCCTAGTATCCCACAGAAACAAAAAGCCCCCTTACGGGGGCGTGTGGTGGCTTGTAGGTTTAGATGGTTGATATCGCTATGCGTGCCATCTTAGCAAACTCGGTTTCAAGGTCTGTAACAACTTCACCGGTAGTTACATCCACATACAACTTTGCGTTGATGATGCGTCCAGCCTTGCTGTTGCTGATGCGTTCACCGTTCAATGTAACGTTGCGTAGTGATCCGGATTTGTAACATTCAACCTCAAGACCCAGAATGTTTTGTGGCTTGAAGTAAACCCGGTGGTTAGTACCACCCGTCCACTCCTTGCCACCTGCCTGTACCAACCGTGTAATAAGTTCCATTGTTTTATCTCCCTACTTGATATATATGCAACCTAACGAACTTACCTTGTAACTTTTGTCTGCACCTTCAACCCATACGTCCATGTCATCAATCTTTACAACCACCCCGTGTATGCAAGCTGAATAGTTTTGTAGTGTAAAGTGGCTGCCTTCACCACGATTGGTGATCAAAAATCTTGCAATAACTTTCTGTCCGATTGTTGCTGGATTCTTAGGTGCTGGTGCAACAAACCCGGATGCTTTTGCGTTGGCTCTCAGTGCGGCTAGTCTATCTTGTGCGGTAATCATGTATAGAATATACACTTTAGGTATATATACGACAAGACGACAAGTATATATATTTTAGACGGCACCCCAGCCCTTGCGTTGTCCGATCACCTGCCAAGCATAAGCCATTGCGTCTACAACGTCATCATGCCTGCCAACTGGGAACGACAATAGTTCATCCTGCCAGTATGGTGGTAACCCGTCAGCGTGTACGACTTGCCCTTGCTCGTATCGGGCTTCCAGTGGTCCAAAGCGGGTCACTTTGTCACGGTCTGGTCTGATGCCCCGTATCGGTAACTTTGTACGCCTCATGAGCTCTTGTACAACAGCGGCTTGGTACTGAACCTGCTCGATGCCGATCATAACTGGATGCCACTTGTCGGCCATCATCTCGATGAACCGCAGTACGCTTGCAAAGTCTGCACGGGTACGGTTGACATCCAATACATAAATAGTCCCGTCATCACCACGGGCTAAAGCAACCACGGCGGTATAGTCTGCCTCTGCCTTGGTACTGATAGCAAGGTCAACACCAAGGTACACCGGCAAACCTTCAGGGACATCACCGTAGCGTAACCACTCCCGCTTGATTCTGGCACCAGCTGCATCAACGAACTCTGCTAAGTACTCTTGTCGGAAGGCTATGCTAGGCAAGGATTCACCAGCCTTGGCTACCTCAGCTGCATCTATCCAAGGGTTCGCCGTGGTTGGCATCTGCCAGCTCATCCAGTCTGGATCTAAAGCAGCCATGCTGTGCAGGGTCTTGAAGTAGTTGCTACCCTTGGGCGTGCTCAGGAAGAAAGCATCTCCCCGGTAGTCGGTAAGCGTTGGGCGGATAGCCTCCGTCCATGCTTGTTCTAAGTGCCTAGCCATGGCGGCTTCATCAATGATAACCCGCTTGTACTTTCGTCCACGGGCTACCGTAGACGGGTCATCAAGCGTCCAATAGTCAATCGCCGCTCCGGTTATCAGTTCAATCCTTGGGGCTGGTGTTTGTACAGCCCTCCGGATTACAGGTGCGTATATCCTTTTATGGTCGTTGTATGCCTCTTCTAGAAGCCGGTAAGTAGGTGCGAACCAAGCACACGGCAAGCCGTGCTGGAGTACCGGATCCGATAATAGATTCCCACCAAGCGTTGTCTTACCGAACCTACGACCACAGGCAAGAACATTGAAACGCTTGGCTTCCCTTAGAATCACCTGCTGGGCTTCGTGTGGCTTAGGAAGCACCAGCCTTATATCAGCCATTGGGTTTGTCTGCGTACTCCACGATTACCTTCACCGGGCTACCGTCTGCCCCGGTTTGCTCTACCCTGCTTGACCACTCAACCTTATGCTTACGTTCTAGCCACCATGCAGCAGCTTGCCATGTGGTGTCAGCTGCTCGTTGGATGATAGCAACGTTCCGCACCTCAGCATCACACTCTGCCTTTTTTATTGCATCCGCGAAATCCGCGTTGGTTTTGAGCCAAGCAGCCAGCGTGTCTTCTGAAATACCGGCGTAACCACATGATGCCCGGCGGGTATTACCCGACCGTAAGGCTTGTGTGATGCGTTGTACAACCTCGTCATTGTACTTCGTGGGTCTACCTGCCATATCAAGTTACCAAAGCCATAAACTCAGCACGGGCAGCCGTGTTGTATCTAAACGCTCCAATGGTTGCAGAGGTAACCATCTCGGCGTTTGGTTGCTTTACACCACGGCACCCCATACACAAGTGCTTGGCTTTTATCACGACACCAACGCCCACCGGGTTTAGATGCTCCATCATTGCATTAGCAATCTCTTGTGTTAGGCGTTCCTGTACCTGCAACCGTTTAGCAAAACACTCAACCAACCTTGGTATCTTAGACAAGCCAACAACCCGGTCTGTTGGAATGTATGCAACCGATGCTTCACCAATAAACGGTAGCAGATGATGTTCGCAGGTGCTGTAAAAAGTAATGCCGCGAACAATAATCATTTCGTCGCATGGCACATCAAATGTACGGCTTAGAATCTTAGCCGGGTCTTCGTGATATCCAGCGGTGATTTCCGTCCAAGCTCGTAATACTCGATCAGGTGTATCGATCAAACCTTCACGGGTATCGTCTTCCCCAATGTGTGCAAGTAATGTTTTTACTGCATCAATGGCATCGTCTTTAGTAACCATTTTTTATGTTCCCTCCTAGTGGTATCAAACGCTTGTCGGCATGTTGGTCGTATAGATCTGCCTTGTACATTTTATGTATTTGGTATCCTGCTCTGAATGGTTCACCGTGTGTTTTTACATAATTTACTATCAGCTGCTTTACAGTTTCATCGTTACGTTTAGACCACTCTGGGTGTAACCAAACCGGGGCATCAGGTTGCCGTGCTTGTATCACTGCTAACCCATCGATTATTGATGCTTCATTCTCAACAATGATTTTGAACTCGTTAGCCTTGGCTACATTCTCGAGCAATGGTGCTGTAGCAAAAGGTTTAGGGGACAATGTAATCCAAGCGTCCACATTACCTATTGATCGATGACCCGCTGTCTCAATATGCACTGGTCGTTTTGTATGGTTGATTATCTCGGTAATGAGTGGTTCCAAGTTATACATTGCCGGTTCACCACCGGTAATCACCGTGTATGCAAATCTAGCATCTGTTGGTATCAAGGCAACTAAATCTGCAGCTGTATACCGTGTTATGTGATCCGGTTTCCAGTCCTTATGCCACGTACCAGCAGAGTCACAGAAGTGGCACTTTTGGTCACAACCATACAACCTGAGAAAGTAGGCTGCTTGCCCAGCATAAACACCTTCACCTTGGAACGATAAGAACCGTTCTTGTAGTGCGTAGATTGGATTGTTACTCATGGCAATACGCTGCGTAGGTCTTCCAGTCTCCTGCACGCTCAGTTACACGCACCTCACGCAATACAATTCCATCCGGTAACTTTAGGAGGTTGTTAGCCACGACCCATAAGTGTTGGGCAAGTAACTCGGATGACGGGTTGAAATCAAGAACAACATTTAGGTCTTGATGATCTAGCGATTGAATCGTTGGTTTGATTGCGTTGCGTATTTCATCAAACGATATCAACCATCCACGATGGTCTAAGGTGGTTCCTTGTATAAAAAACTGCGCCTCCCAGTTATGTCCATGATTTTTTGAGCATGGTCCATCATCTTTTGGATTATGGTGTGCAGCACAAAACTCAAACGATTTTGTTATTGTAAACATCGCGTCCCCTTGTTACTTTATCCACCAAGCACATAGCGTTTCATCATGTATGGATTTACCCATGACCCCAAACCGTTCAACATAGAAATCAGGTTGTACCGTGTAATCAATTTTATACAATCTCTTTATGTTGTTTTTGTTGGTGTCGTATAAAAGCTCCAACAGTTGATCTAGCGTCCGAAAGTTTTTGTGTTCTTCGTTTGTGGTTTGTGCCTGTTTTGCCTTGATGTCTTTATTCGTAAACTGAATAAGCAAGATAGGTACGGTCACACGGTTTATCAATGCTTTGATTTCATCATCGGTTAGATAATGTAATACGTGCCGCATCAAAACCATCGATGCATCAGGTGGTACCTGATAGGTGTTTATGTTGCTACAAATATCCGGTTCCATATCCGGATTGTTATCAACCGTAACAACTTGATTGTTATCAAACCAACGTTTCGATAATCCGTTACCACCACCCAAATCGTAAACTATGCCTGATGGTATGTCATTACTGATGCAATCAAGGGCTATTGATAAAGAGTAAAAGTAAAGCAACTTTGATGTTGCGCTTTTACCTTTACCAAACGTGTTGGCGTGATCCATCATTTGCTTGTTACCTTTAGAGCTTGCTCCCGGTCGAATGCTTCCAAGACAATATGTAAAGCCTTAGTGGTTGTAAGAGACAAAACGATTTTAGTATTGAATAACCGTTGACAATCTGCAGCAAACCTAAGTGTTGACTGAGCACCAAGAAATCTAGACATGCTTTGCCCACCATGCCAAGACTCTTCAGCACGAGCGTCCTTTAGGGTGTACCCGTAACTTTTTATAGCATCGGCTTGTTCATCGGTGATTTTGGTTTTTAGATCTGTCCGTGCGATTACTACAGTTTTGCCTTTACCAACATACAAAGGTAAGTGACCCATACGGGCACCATACTCCCATGTGGATGCATCCGCACTGTACGGTTTGTACTTAGCAATCAATGATTTATTCAAGCTGCCCAACAGGTGTACCGGTTTTTTATTTGTTTCCAATACGTGTTTAGCCCAACCCAAACCACCACCACCAGCCCCTTTGTTTGTGTTGATACCACCAACAGCAACCAAGTCCGAGTGTTCATACATACTGGCAATCTCGTATGGTTTAGCACCCGGTGTAGCAATAGGTATTGTGTCGATACCTTGGCTGCAGAGATACCGATAGTTCTCTTCGGTTTTGATTGGATCACCAATAACATCAAGTGTGAAGATACGGTCTGGCTTGATAGGAAATGTTTTTACAAAGTTAGCAAATTCGTCTACAGGTGTAGCTGCTTTGTTTGCTTTGTATGTCGTAAAAGCACCTGAGTCCATCCAGAACTTATGACCCTTTGATGCAGCATCAGCGCAGGCTTGTATCAAGCCAATATCCAAGTACGGGTATGCAACAAGAAAGTTGAAATGGTCCACTAATTTTCTATCCTTGCGTCATCAATAATTGATATTGCCTGAGCAACGACATTGGTTAGTTGATCTGCATCAGATTGTGAACATGAGACGGTTAGCGTAAACCGTAATGGTCCATCATTGGGTTCCAACGTGTTTGCTTTATCCGCAATATTGTTATCCCAAACACCGGCAATTTCGTTTATAAGTTCGTTTAGATCATCGGCTGAGTACCCGGTACCATCCAAGCCAATCGGGGTATTAGCAAGCTCGGCAAGAATGTCGGTAATCTTGGTGGTGTCATCTTGCCCGATACGGGTAGTCCTGTTATCAACCACAAGGATACGCAGCTCCTCTTCTGGGGTAACGTCAACCCATTGAACGGGTACGGTTTCCCAGCCTAAAGCCTTGGCAGCCATGACCCGGTGATTCCCCGCTAAGATGTGCTTAGTACCCGTGTTGACAACCACAGACCCGTACCAACCATTGACAGCTAGACTGGTTTTGATGGCTTCTATATCACCGTGGTTGGCATTGCGTGGGTGGTGCTTGAGCAGATCTATCGCAACCTGCTCAATACCTTTGTTTATTACTCTACTCATCTAGATTCTTCCGTATCTCGGCACTGGTAGCCCAAAGCATAGCCGCCCGCATCTTTTCTTTGCTGATGCCCTGAGCCTTAGCCCTTTTTTTCACATCGTTATACAGCCAACGGTTATACAGCTCGTTGTACACGGCTAGGCACCCAGCCCCCACCAAAGTACCAATGGCAAAAGGAATCATCTTGGGTCTGCCTCATGTCCTTTGTCACCAACGATATTGTTCCATTGAACACCCCATCCGTGTTTTCGGTTTGGTTGTCCACACTCCCAATCAGTAGCACATATCCAATCAGTTGATAACCGCATACCTGAATATTCCGTACCACCCTGACCAACCAAACGCATCAACCCAACATCTCCAGCTAATGACCGTTCTTCTTTAGTACTTTCAGCAAGAGCAAACCATCCGGTTGGAGCACTTTTCCTTCGTATAGCCTTGCCATTGAGAAGCGCAAGCATCGCTCTATCTATCATCATTTAGTAACCTCCCCGGTTCGTGGATCTAAAACAACGATAGCCCAGTCGTTTGCGAACAGGTCACCGGGTGACAATGTCAACTCTTCCATCTGTCGTACCGCTTCACCGGTTGTGTGGACCTCAAAAGTATTCCAAAGCTCGCTATACCTGATGAAGACATGTCCGTCCCAATCTTGCCGCCATACAGCGTTGCCACCACCAGCCATCAAGGCTTGTATTACATCTCCAAATCTCATTTGACTATCACCCAATCAGTAGCCATTACATCAGCACCACGGAAGTAAGCAGGTCCGGCATGATGCCGGTTACCTGCACCGTCTAGTTTGAACATCACAAGTTGACCATATTGGATAGCATAGTGTAACCTTGCTCCGTCTCGGCAAATGTATCGGTCTTCCTTCATGTGAACGATGGCACCGCTAAAACTCATGTGGCATTGTGGATGGCGTGTAGTTGGTGCAAAGATTGCTACCTGATCAGTACATAGCGGCTGGTAACCAAGGCTTGTAGCGTAGGTCAGTAGTTCGGGATTCCGTACCCACTTCTCAACGCTTTGTCGTGTGGTCATGTTCTTAGCTGTCGGCCAGCTGCCCGTCTCGTTATAGATTTCCATTGCTTGGCGGATGCGCTCTTTTTTTTCATCAACACTAAATGCTAACGCCATACAAATCCTCCGCTCTCAATAAACGGGTGTATTGCTTGCTGCCTGCACGTGTAAAGATTCTGCCATCGTCGGCAAGCTTAGCCAATGCCCTAGTGTATGTTGCCGTTGCAAAACCATACTCAGACATGATTTGCTTACAATCTCGTGTTGACAACAAACCTTTATTCTTTTTCAACTCAAAAACAATAATGCTTGAGCATTGATTCAACCGTGTATCGAACTCTGACGTTACTGCTAACGCATACGCCTCATTTAGTTTGCTCATTTATCTCCTCGGCTTCCTTGGTTATTCGATCAGCAAAGGCCGCGTCCTTGGTGGCTGTATAAGCCATATACCAAAGCGCCTTGATGCTATCGGCTGTAGCCGTACCTTTGTGTGGGCAACGCTGCAGGTACTTGATAACGTTCCCAGCTGCAAAGTCTAACCCCCAGTCGTCGATGACGCTGAGGGCTTGTATTTTTGTAGTCCGGTAATGCCCGGTCAATATTCTAGAATCTCCCATCCATCACACAAAACGAAATCCTGAAGAATGCTGTTTTGTGTAAGGACGTGTGCTTCTTTATTGTTGAGGGTGATTTTATCGGCTACAACTTCGATGTAGCGTCCTTCAGCCCAAACAACGCATCGAACCTTGCTCCCAAGGCGTAGTGCCTTGAGAGCTTCAGTTGCTGTGCATGGTGTTGCTGTCATACGGTTACCGGTTCCGTTTGCTTGTGCATCATCCGGTCTATGTTGTATGCAACCGCCCAGATATCTGCAATAACGTCTGCTACCTTCAGGTCGTTTACCCAGTAAGGATTCTGGATACATTCACCGTGCCAGTTTTTGCAATCCCAAATGCCAGCATCTGTGCCGATAGAAATCATCAAGTGCAGCTCACCTTTGTGCATATGCACTTCGCTATGATCGGAGCTAACCTGAATCAGTAGCGGGCTATCGATAACTGCAAACGGCTCATGTTTGTTGATGGTCTTTTGTGCCAAGTCTGTAAGGACTTCGGCTATGGTCTTCATTGTTTCTGTCATTGTTTATCTCCCAAAGTTGGGAGGGATTGTAGCCCCTCCCGTATACAAGTTACCCGTATTTATTCCCCTTCAAACGGGTCTTCGATGTCATCAACCGGTGCAGCTTTGCGAAGTGGTTTTGTGGCTGCAACCTTTACAGGTTTTACGGTTTCGATAATGTTGGTCATCTCACCGTTCATTTTCTGTCGGGTACCTACAACAACTTGCCATTGCTTGGATTTTAGAACATCCATATCAAGGTCTTGGAACTGTTGGCTGGTCATCCGTCCAACCATGCCATCAAGCAGTATTGTTAGCTTAGCCTTGTCATTGCCGTAGTAGGTCTTGGTGTACTGAGCAAACCGAAAAGGTTGGCCGTCTTCGTCTCCAACTTCGGTGCTTTCGAAAATCCATTTGAAGTTCGGTTCGAGTACGTTAGGGTCATCAAAACTCTTGCCCTGTACCGCTTCACAATCGATCAAAGCACAAATGTAGATACCCTGTTCGGCTACACTGTACTTCTTCCCGCTACCTTCCGAGAACTTCCCGTGCTGTGCAAAAAATCCCATACGTTACTCCTTGGGCTACTAGCCCATCATTGGCACTATTGCCAGTTCAATATATACCCAACCGTTATAGGCTGGCAAACATTATTTCAGTGGTACAAACTTACGACCTCTACCGGATAATGGGCATCAGTATGCCCTCCTTATGAGGGCGGTACTGATTGCCCATAGGGGGATTCAAAGGGGGATTTATCCTAACGGTACAAAAGTACAACACTTAACTGTACCGTTTTTTGTACCGTTGTTTTTAGCCCGCTTTGATCCAAGGGCTACGAGCAAATTCAGGGTCAATCTTGCGTATCAAACCCTGCTCCTTTAGTGACTCTAACAGTGCTAGTGCCACCTGTTTATTGCCACCTATGATGCCAGCTAAACTGTTGCCGGACATCTTTTCGTTCTGATCTAAAGCATTCATAACCCGCTCGGTTAGTTGCTGTTCCTTGGTTGCTTCAGCCCCACCAACGCAGTGTTGTAAACGCATACCACCGGCTTCATCAGTAACGATTTGATACGACAACTCTACAAAGTCCTCTTCGCCTATATGGCGTTGCTTTGTGGTCTTTAGGGTATAGATGCCGTCCCTATTCTCTACGGTGGCTACAAGGTCAGCCTGTGCCGCAATCTCACCAGCCCCACGCATAGCCTCGTGAGCCACTGGTCCGGCGTGTATGCCCTTCTTATGATGGTGTAGTGCTATTATCGCTGCACCTGATTCGTTGATACCTTTCATGCGATCATAGAGCTTAGCCATGTCGGTGTTGCTGTTCTCATCGTAACCATGAACACGAACAAAGGTGTCAAGAATAACAATGGCTATCTGATGCTCCTTCACGTACGCAACAATGTCTGCCATGTGTTCGGGGTTATCTAGTTTGACCATTTGCTTTTGCATAACGTGAACGTTCTCACAAGCTGCAGGACACAACTTATAAAAGCGTTGAAAGAACCTACCTATGCCCATCTCTTCGTTTATGTACAAGACGTTGCACTGCGTAACCGGTAGGCAGCCCATCCAAAGTGAACCATCAGAACACGCCCGGACAAGGTCCACGGCAATCCACGATTTACCACCACCCGGCGGTGCCGTGATGAAGTGCATACCACCACGGGTTATAAGATTCTCAACCAACCACTGAGCATCGTCGGCTAATGCTGCAGCATCACAGAATGCTTGCCAGTTGAGGAACTCTAGTTTGCGTTTAGGTTGAACCTTTACTTTCAGTTCATCCCTAAGCATTGCCGGTGTAAGTGGTGGCAAATCTGAGTCTTTCCAATCAGACCAAGCCCTGCCCATCTTTTCATAGACTTCCCACTCTTCCATTGGTGGGTCACAAAACCTTTTATTCCAATCAATGATTGCCGGTGCTGCGAAGTCAATGTGCGTACGTGTGGATCTCATGTAGCCCACACAAGCGGTTAGAGCATTATCCCTACCACCGTATGGTCCGCCACCTTCAGGATGCCGTTGTCTAAGTTTGGCTAATGTTCCATCATCGGAATATTCGCCGGGTTGCCGCTCTTCCCGTGGCTTGCGCTTTGGTGTCGGGTCTAGTTCATCAAACCATTCATCTGCCAAAGTAGTACTCCATAATCTCCGGCAGGTCTGCTCGGACAATGTCTAGCAAGAATGACCATCGTGCATCAACTTTTGATTTTATGCAAGCCTGTTCAACCTCTAGGAAAAAGGTATCAAGGCATCCGGTGTAACGTCCTGACGTGTGGTGAATCATCGGGCTTGCGTGTCCTAGTTCGCCAGCCTTGGCGGATGCCAGCAGGGCATCAAGCCGTGCATCGCCCAGAATCTCAACTACCAAGGATTCCTTGTAAGTTGGTTTCATCCCTCCACCCTTGACCAAAGTTACCGGCTTGGGTTCATCGGGATTCTTCCAGTTCAGTGTGCCGGGGATACGCAGAATGCGGTCAAGATTAGACACGTTATCAGTACCGGGTAAAACCTTGTCTGCAAAGTCTCGTATGCGACCCTCCATCGCTGACCGTTCTCGTGTGGATCCACAAGCCTTGGCTGATGACAGCACCTTGTACCCGTGCCAACCATTGCCCGTGTGAACCACTATGTCACAGGTATCAAGTAATCCTTGACTACTGCCGGGTACCTTGGAATCTAAATCAATCCACACTGCACCGACCTGTTCAATGGAATCCTTGCCAAGCTTACGCCCCGGTCCTTCAGGTGCAGCACGTGGACATACCCCGCAGTAGACATCGTAACCACGAATGGCTAGACTAATGATGTGCTGGGTAAGTGCTTGTCCTTCATCACCCCGTAAACAATGGGGAAGCCTGTAGGTGGTTCTATTAGCATGGGGCTTGACCTTAGATAAAGGTCTGATTTCGATAAAGCCGTCTTGATACGGTTTGAAAAGATGCCGCAGGAAAGCAATTGCCATCCCGGCATCCGTGGCTGGTATAGCCATGGGTGTAACCTGTTGTCCTTAGAGATACCTGCTACTGGTAACCCTCCGGTAGCTACTCCGGAGGGTGGACAAAGTCCATAACCAGAAGGACAGGTTCACCAACATTATACATTGAATGTAAAGCCCACATGATCCGCTATAGCCCGTGCAGCATCGTGCCACGTGTAAGCCACCACAAACGAATACCCGTGTGGTTGTAAGGAATCACGAAAGGATACTTGCCCCGGTGTCAACCTACCCTTACCGGCTTTCATCTCGATAAAAAGACCCGGTGAGGGAGCAGGGAGAAAGATATCCCAGACCCCGGCAAGAACACCCATGGCTTTGAACTTTGCAGCTGTCCTTGGATCTCTATAACCACCGTTAGGACAATGGTATATGGTGGCAAGCTCAGGATGCTGGTTAGTCATCAAGCGTACCCAAGTAATCAGCGCTATCTGCTCCCGGTCTTCAAGGTGTTTCATGTATGGTTCTCAGTTGATCAAATGCCTTGTAAATGCGCTCTTTGACTACTGATGGTGGTATACGGTACCGACTGGCTACCATGTGGATGCTTTGGGGTACACGCCCATCAAGCCCAAGGTGTAGGGCTATCATCTGCCGGGTCTCATCATCAAGTGCGCCTAACGCTGTCATCAGGGTACCTCCCTCAGCGTCAGAAAAATACTCATCCTCGGCAGATGCTGTAGATCCAAAGATAGCAGTATCGGCAAGCACGAGTTGTGAACCTTGTACCGGGGTCTCAATAGATACCGGCTCGATGCCTGATGCCGTGCGGCATATCTCGATGGTCTCAATGGTCATACCGCTACGTTCTGATAACTCTTCATCGGTCGGTGGTCTTCGTAGTTCGATTTCCAAGATGACGTAGAACCGCTTCAACTTGTGCCACTTCACTAGTGCGTGTTCGGCTATCCGGATGGTTCGGTATTGGTTAGATTGATACCGTCTTAGTTTTTGATATAGCCAAGGGTGGGCATAGGTTGAGAAACGTAAACCCCGGTCAGGTTCCCACTTTTCGATGGCACGAATCAAGCCCTCAACGCAGTACTGGCAAGCATCCACAAAGTGTTCTTTGTGCTTGATAACCTTACAGACTTCACGAACGAAAGCAAAGTTATGGCGAATCATAGCCTCAAAGCAATCATCTTTGTGGATGTCGTTAGCCCAACCGTAGTGGAGTAAAACCATCTCGTCATGAGACAACAAACGCTCCGGTGCCTTGGATAAAGCCCGGAGCGTCTGCCGAATAATACTTGGTCTTGGTGTCAACGCACTCCTTGCGCTCGTAGCAGTGCTGGTTTGGTTTC